GGATCAACTGCTACAGATTCCATAATACCTTGTTTGCCCATTGGCATGTCGAAAGCCCCAGTTTCTCTGCGCATTTCTTGTTGTGTCATTCCAGCAGGTCCCATCCCTTCTCTTGGAGCCCTAATATTTGGCATCAAAGCGGGTCGCATTCTTCTTGGCATTTTATCTAGAAAACTGTCTGGGCTAAAAGGACCCATGCCTGGAGGTGGTTTAAATCTTGGATCTGGAAAAGGATTTGGCATTGGCATTGGCATAGGCACTCTAGGCATTCTAGGAGGATCCATTCGTCCACTGTTATAAAAATTAAATGGAACACCGTCAGGTGCTATGTCTCTTGCTCTGTCATCCATTGTGCCAGGTGATCTCATAGGTGGTGATCTTCTACCTAAATCTCTATCTATAGCCATTATACGTCTCCTGATTGTCCTTCTATTATTTTATGAATTGCTGCACTAATAACTACATCTTGTCTGATGTGTTCTGCTTTAGTGTCAGTTGCAGGGTTAGCAACATCGTCGTCAGCTTCTTTAGCCGAACCATATTCCTGTCCTGTTACAGTATTGGTAATAGTTATTTCAGCCGGAACAACAATTTTTGGTACCTGTTCTCCGTTGATCTCGACGTACTCTACTACTCCGTCATCTTTTATAGGCATAATTCCCCCTTATAGCAAGTATTTTCCTTACTGGCAATCATTATGATATTTCCAAAAATGTTACATACACATTTATTGGCTGTGCATTTGTGTTAATTTTTAATACGTCCCCTGCTTCTAAAACATCTGCTCCAGAAACAAAGGTTTTTGAACCATTATTAGCTAAACTAGACTCATTATCTATTGATATAGCGTTGACTTTCATGGTTACATTTGCAGCTCCGCCACTAGCATTAAACACTTTTACTGTTTTTACTATGGTGGTTGTAGCTGTAGGACAAGTATAAACTGTGTTGTCCCCTGTGCTTGTTAATGCAGATATTGTTCTTTTATATGTATTAGCCATTAATTTAAAAACCAGGCAAATGCCTCGTCCTCTTCTCTCAATGTTTCTGGTGTGTAAGAACTATTCAACAACTGTATTAATAAATCTAGTGACTGTATCATTTGATCTATTTGCCCTTTACTATATTCTTGTGGTGCTTGTGGTAATCTAGGTATATTTATTTGTGCCATTATCTCATTCCATCCGGTCTTACGTCTGCACGATAAGTTCCATATCTCCATGTAGTATCAATTGCACTGTTAGATATTTTTATTGATGCTTGTCGACCACGTGCTCTTGTATCTACTTTAGTTGTTGTAGGTGTTACAGTAAAAGGTCCATTTGTAGTACTAGAACTTGTAGGGTACAATTTAAAATTTAATTCTATGTTCACATCTCCTGCTTGGTTTTTAAAATCAGGTATAAATCTTTTTATAGACATTAAATTATCTCCTGCTTGAGGTAAAACAAAATCTCCAGATGTAATAAAAGAAGACAAAGCTAATCCATCAGCATTCTTTCCATTTTCATGACTATATAAAAAACTTCTACCAGCAGTTAATCCTGTTATTGTACTAACAGTAGCTGCTGTGCTAGAATTTTCAAACTCTATTGCTTGAGGGAAACCATACACTCCTTTATCAAACCACGAAGATCTGGCGAGACTACCAACATACCAAACTTGTTCTGCATAATTATAAGTTACAGACCTGTTAATTACGTTAGAACCATTGGAACAATAAAACCAAGTTACCTCATTAAATTCTGTATTTAATCCTGCAAAGGTATCTTTTTGTGAAGCTTCGTCTATATCTTTAAAAACATAATCTTCTACGCTGCAAGGTATTTTTTGCACAGAACCATCAAACATAAAAAAAGAATCATTGCCCATCCAATAAGATCTACCGTTAGATTCTATTGCTGCATGCTGACCTACACATCCACACGCAGAACCTAGTTGTTGAAAACCAAATATAAAAGGAGCACCAATTAATTGCATTTGATACAATGCAGTATCAGACCACACAAGCACAGCACCACGAGAACGTTTTGCTGTTACAAGTTTAGATCCATCAGTTAACCTTTGAGATCCAGCAGTGTTTGTAGATGTAGGTGTCCATTGTGCAGGGTCTTCTTGATCTGACCAACGAAGAAACATATCATCACGAGTTGACGGTGTGCCTATGGTTGTCTCTGTACCAAAACAAATTACATGTCTATCTGTACCAGAAACTAAAACAAATCTACTAGATGTAGGTGCTCCAGAAACTTGTGTTCTATTTGCACGTTGCACAGTTGAGGTGCTTGCAGATGTGTCCCAATAATATAAACTACCGTTAAGTTGTTGTGCTAAAACATCTTCACCCCAATTGTCTAATGACCATTTACCTGAATCAAGCTGTACACTGTTAGGTGCCGCAAGGGATGCACGAGATTTATTCCAACCAGGTCCTCCAGATGCACCACCGTAAGGTCCTGCACCCCAACCATATCCTAATATAGAAAATGGTGGTCTAGTATTTATTTGATACTCTGCTGTGCCTGTTACACCACTAGCGCCATTGCCACTAGCCGCTGCTTTTGCTGTAATTACATAATTGTTTGTGTCTATTACAGATTGTATTTCAAATTCACCTTGTAGATTTGTTGCTGTAATACCATTAGCTGTGCCTGAAACACTGGATATAGTAACAAAATCACCCTCTACAGCACCGTGCGTAGCGTCTGTTACTGTGACTGATGTAGATGTGTTGGTTGTTGTAAAATTAGTTATTGATGCACCAGTTTCTCTTATTGGCGTGATGTCATGAAAAGCTTGGTTTTGATAAACGTATAATTTTTTGTTAGTGCCTGTCATTAAATATTGATCTCCATCTAATGAAAACCAATTTATAATTCCTCTTGCTGCACCTAACAAAGCCTCTGGTGTAGTCTTTGCCCAACCACCTATTTTTTCTGGTAATCCATATCTAAAACGAACATTATCACAATCTACCCAGCGCCCTTCTGCACCGTACTCAGTGTCTTGTTTATCTATTCCAGGTGCTAATTCTATTTTTACTAACGGCATTACTCACCACTTGTATAAAATCTAATCCAACGTTCTGTTCCGTTTATCTTAACTCTTATTGCTCCTGCCTTTGTTCCTGCACTTGCTGTAGAACTAGATAAACTTTTAGAACTGTTAGATGCCGATGTTCCTACAAAATTTGTAAAAGCTTCGTCAGTATCTAATTGCTCTAATTGTAAAACTGGTATTGCACCAGAAGCTGAAGACTGGTTTATATGTAATTTACCGTTTGGTGTTGGAGCTCCTATACTAACTCTGTCAGCACTTCCATCTGTTAACAACAAGTTTTGATCAGTATCGCCTTCAAACCTAGCGTCTACTGCTGCACCTGATTGGTTATACACAAAAGATCCACCGTCAAATGATACATCGCCCGACACTGTAAGTGTGCCTGACAATGCCATGTTAGCTAAATTTTCTGGTATTTGAAACGCTGATGTACCATCAGTGTAAATTAAATGTATTGCACCTGCTGTAAGTGTTACTGCACTACCGCCAGAAGGTCCAAAAGTAAGTGAATTACCAGCTCTTGTTGTAGCATCTTTTATTATGTACCAGTTAGGATTTGCTTCACATGTTAATGCAGTAGAACCTGACAATGTACCTGTTAAATTAAGAACCGCTCTACTTTGTTGGTCACCTGTACCACCGCTAGCAACAGTTAATGCTTGTGATGTGCCAGTGATTGCAACACTTGCATATCCTTTAATTGCATTTTCTATTTTTTCTAAGTTATCGTTTGTTTTAGATCCCCATGTACCAGCGTTTGCACCAGTGGTCTGGAGGTCTAAATTTAATATTGTCGAATCAGCCATATTATCTCCTTATCCTGTTGGAACGACAGTCCATGAATTACCACTAGAATCGTCTACACCATTCCAGATTGTTAGTTTTGGATCTCCTACTTGTGCTGCAATGCTAACACCAGTTGGAATTACAAGAGCAGAAGCTGATACAGTTACTGTTCCTAAACCAAATGTTGCCTGCACACCAGCAGGAAAATATCTTGACTCTAATGTAACACTTCCTACAGCAAATGTCGAGGACACTCCTGTTACAGGGACATTAGCAGAACCTGATACATTAGGGTCTCCTACAGCAAAAGTAGAAACTACACCTGTAGGTTCTACAAGAGCAGAACCTGCTACAGTTACTGTACCAAGAGACGATGTAATTTGTAAACCTGTTGGTATAACTAATACACCAGCTGTTACTACAACATCTCCAACAGACATTGTTGCATCTACACCTGTAGGTGTTACTACAATCTCTGTTATTACTGTTACAGCACCAACATTAGCAGAAAAAGATATACCAGTTGGTTCTACTAATACACCAGCTGTTACTGTTACCGTGCCAAGACTACCTGTTAATTGTTGTCCGGTTACCGCTACTACGGCATTTTGATCGACGTCCTCGGAAAAGGCACGCTCACCGAATGATGCAGCGCCAAAAGTCATTTACAGCTTATCCATCTCCGCCTTAACGGCTGTCCAACTTAATTCGCTATGTGGATTAGTTTCACTTAATACTGCTGTTGGAAAATCTGATTTACTGTTATCAACATCAATAACCCATCTAATTTTATTAAAATCAGATTCACTATTTATTTCTCCATCAAATGTAAATTCTGCATTAGCTTTTAAAGTTTTAATTGCTGAACAAACTTTTTCTGAATTAGTCATTATGCTAAAATCTCCATTGCTGTTATAGTTGCTTGTGTGCTATTAGTACAAATATCACCATTACTATTTCCGTTTCTTTTACAATAGACAGCATAAGTTTGTTGAGATGTAGAACTTGGTTCATGTATTCTTGTAAAACTTATTCCATCATTATGAGCAGCACCATCGGATTTATAGCCAAAATTACCACCAAATTTATATTCTGCACTTCCGTTTCTATATAAAGAAAAATCTAACCCTTCATTATCTGTACCCGCAATAGTAAAAGTTGGAATAGAAATAATAATTAATATTTTTGAACTAGTTGCTACAGGTGTTATATCTACATCTAATGAAGTTAATAAAGCATAACTGCCAGAATTTATTGTTTGAGTACTTGATTTAACATCCTGCACAATTTGACCAATCTTACCAGTATCAACTGCGGAACTAGCAACTGTAGTGCTACCTGTAAACTTTAAAAATTGTCCAGAAGTACCAGAAGTTAATCCTGTGCCACCATTACCAACAGCAAGCGTACCTGTAGTGTTAGTCGCTAAGTTAATTGATTGATTAAGTCCTAGTCTAGTTAGTGCCATTAACCATCATCCCTTTGTTTACGATTTTTGTAGTCTGATCTTGCAGTAACTAAATTTACAAATTCAGTTTGATTACTAGGAATAGGATCTGTAAAGGATGAATCATCCATTAATTTTTGAGTCCATTCATTTCTAAATCTTTTCCAACAATTATTTATTTTTCCATCCATTGCTTCTTGTATCCACGTATCGATACCTGAATTGTCTGTGTCATTGTATAAATCATTAGATAATAATTTTTGTTGTACATCAGTTAATGTTATAGTTTTTGTATGATCAGCCATTTAAACCTCCTTTAAAGTTAATTGTTTCATTTAAGCCACCATGTAAATAAAAAGATTTCCATCACTTTGAGTGTCTGCATCTTTGCTACCACCATTTAAATAAAATTTTAATTTTATTGTGTCATTTGCGTCTGCATCTAATAAAGTTCCAAATGAATAACCCATGCCATTCGGACCTTGACTTGTTTTATAATTATTAGGATTAAATCTTTGATATATTGTTCTATTACTTGCTTCTAAATCAACCCTTGCTTCAGTGTGATTAGAAGCAACATTTATCATAGTTAAAACTCCACCAATCATGTAACGCCCAGTAACTGGAGCTGTAAATGTTCCTGACGAAAAATCACTACCCTGATCAAATCTTTCTGTAACAGTTGCATCACTTGAACCTAATATTACCGTTGTTCCATCTCCTGTGCAGTTATTACCGCCTCCATAATCTATCGTTGCCATAAAACATGGTTGTAATGGTTTATTTATAGAACCATCAGAGTTTAATGTCATCCCAGTTCCACTAGACATATTAGTAGTTATGCCTGTTACTCCACCACCAAATCCTGTAGCTGTGCCACTGTTTGCAATAGTGCAGCCTGACGGAATCGTAATTGTATCGCCTGACTCCCCTATTTGA